TAACTATCGCGTGGTATTTCGGATTACCACCCAAAGCAATTGGTGCTGTATTTTTAGCAGATTTAGTTATTAAGTTTGTTTTATATTACGCACATGAGCGAGTGTGGTATCAACATATTAAAATTGGATTGAAAGGTAAACCAGATGGACGATAAGGATTTATTTGACTACCAGAAGCCCACAGCGCAGATGCTAGGGCGTTGGCAGCCTTGGCATACTGGACATACAGCTCTATTTGAAAAGGCTCTGGCCGTCACCGGACAGGTCTGTATCATGGTTAGAGATGTAGGCGGAATTGTAGGACAAGATGCAGGGGCAGGTAGAACATCAGAACAAACCGATAACCCATTTGGAGAAGTCCAAGTAATAAAGGGTATTGAAGAAGGTCTTGCAGAAGCAGGCTATCAGGTTGGATATCAATACGTTATTGTATGTGTACCTAATATCGTAGATATCAGTTATGGTCGGGGTGTTGGATACACATTTACTCAGCATGATCTCGGCGAAGAAGTTCACAATATAAGCGCAACTAAAATTAGAGCCAAACTTCGCGAAGAAGGCAAACTTAAATAACTAAAGGAAATATAATATGAGCATTACTAATGATGAAACATTGCCTACAGTAATTACTGAAGAGCATCGTAAACAAATCCAAGGCGCACTAAAAGAAATGTCTAACTCTTTGACTCGTATTGAAGGTGAACGAGATCATATGAAGGCAATATCAGATAAGATTCTTGAAGATTGTTTGGTGCCTAAAAAAGATTTTAATAAACTTGCTAAGATTTATCACGCGTCTAACTTAGCTCAAGAATGTGCTAAGAGTGAAGAATTTATGCAATTTGCAGAAGCTGTATTAGAGCCACTACGGCTTAACTAATAAACAAAGCTTATATTATTAAGAAAAGAGCACTTCGGTGCTCTTTTTTGTGCATAAAAAAAGGGACCCCCGAAGGAGTCCCCAATGTTATAATAGAATGGGGTAGTTGACCTACCCTTCTTATTATTATATGCTACTTAGAACAAGTTAGCAATAGCTACACGACGGTAGTAAACGTTGGTATTAGCAACCAAAGAACCGTCATTAGCAGCAGCGCCGCCACGTGCGAATGGGTTAGCAACCATACCATAACGGGTTTTAAAGCCGATTTTTGGTTGGAAGCTGTTCTCACCAACTGCACGAACCATTTGCAATGGAACGTATGGGCAATAGAACAAACCAGCGTCGAATGAAGAAGAACCCTTGTAGCCGACTACCAAGTAGTTAGCGCCTGCATAGGGATCGATATACACTCTGTAACGACCGTTTAGGACACCAGCAAAAGTATTGCCTGTATCGTCAACGTTAAGTGCGTTAGCATTAAGAGCTGGAGTGTAATCAAGTACACCAGCCATTTGCAATGCAGAAGCGACGTCAGAAGAACAGATAACCAAGTTACCTTTACCACGACGAGTTTGCAAAGCAATCTTGTTAGCTTCTTGCTCGATTTGGAACATAAGACCTTTGAACTTCTCTACAGACCAGCGACCGTTAGCATCAACGTCAAGGTCGAAAGTACCAGGAACTGCTGTAGAAGCTGCGCCTACAACGGCAGTACCATAGATTGTACGAACCAATTCACGGTTGATTTCCACAAGGATTTCAGACTGTAGAATGTTGGCTAGTTCTGTTTCAGCATCTAGACCGTGAACGGCTTTAAGATCCTGAGCAAGCTCAGTGGTGTATTCAGCTTTCAAAGCACGGGACTTAGCAGCAACAGTAACTTTCTCGATTGAGAAGGCCATTTCTGCGAAACCAGGACCATCACCGTCGCCAAGGGCTTCAGCAGCACCAGTATCTAAGCCAGTACCAGTTGTGATGGTAGCAGTGTTAGCTTGTGGCAATGTGTTAGCATGAGTACCAGTTCCAGAGAAACTTGTATTAGCTTCAGCATAGAATGCTTCGTCGCCGGCTTGGGTTGCGTACTTAGAACGCATTGCAAAGATAAGACCAGTAGGTCCTGTCATAGGCTGAACACCAGCAATGTCGTAGGCCATAAGGTTAGGCATTGCACGACGTACCAATGAGATTAGTACTGGGTCATAACCGGCTGTTGGGCCAGTAGCTATTGAACCAGCACCATAACCGCCTGTACCAGCAGAGTTAGTTGGTGATGCTTCTGAAAGCAAGCCGGTCATGGAGGCAGAAGTATCGCCTGATTCCATTAGAGCGCGCTCTGTGTTTTCAAGAATAGTTGCCGTTACCGACTTCTTGTGTTGATCAGTGATTGCAGAAAAGCTTGTGTGCTCGAGGATCGGGCCCCACTTTTCAACAAGTGCTTGATAGTTTGACTGTGCCATAATTGTCTATCTCCTTGATTAGGTTTTATCTAGATCTATTTATTAATATTAATATTTTACTGATTTATTTTCTTGAATTAAGAAACTCGCTAAGAGCATTGATTGAGGAATAATCAGAAGCTGGTTTAGCAACTACTGTTTCTTCAGTCATAATTTCTTGCTCTTCGTCAGAAACTTCTTCTACTACAACTTTCTTAGATGCAAAGAAAGATTCTTGTAGTGTACGAAGATCTTTTTTATATTCTGCAATATCTTGAACATCGAGTTTCTCAGAAAGTACTTTTAATCTTTCACGCTGAGTGATTGTAAGATCTTCGGTCATTTCGCTGAAAGCTTGATCAGCTTTGAGACTTGCAATTTGCTTATGAAGGGCAACATTTTCGTTGATCGTATCATTAGCAGTAGTCTTAAGTGATACAACTTCTTCTTCAAGGCCAGCAACTACGTCAACAGTTTCTTCGTTAACTTCGATGTTGTGCTCTTCAAAAAGAGATTTAAGACCGGTCATCAATGACTCAGCAATTTCCACCTTAACGCCGGCTTCTATGGCAAGAGCATTTTCTTTCATCCACTCTTCTACAACGTAGTCGAGATAAGAATCGAGATTTTCTACGATTTTTTCTACTGCTGAATCAACTGATTCTTTCATCTCTACTTCTAGAGCTTCAGTCTTTTCTGCAATAATTGTGTTAGCTTTGATAGAGGCTGCTTCATGTACAGCGGCTTCAAAAACCAAAGTTACTTTAGATGTAAACTCTTCTGAAAGATCCATGCCTTCAAAGATTGATGCGATTGATTCTTCAATCTCAACAACTTCAACAACTACTTCGGAATCGGCTGAATCAGCTTCTTCTTTAACAGCGCCTTGGCCTGGAGTTACCGCGTCAACCTTATCAGCTTTCCCGTCAACAGCTTTTTTCACATCTGCCTTTTTCTTTTTAATAGTTCCGCCTGCTGGTGTTACTGGATCCTCAACTGTTGAGACCCCATCATCAGCAACGAACTTTTCGTCTAACTCTTTTGACATATGTTCTACTCCTATTTTTCGTGGTGATATTCTATATGTATACTATTTATATAAAAATTAATTTCTAAGCGATTTTACAAAGCGTTCAAACATACGTGCTGCTGTGCTCTCATCAACTCGACGAACGACCCGCCTTACTTCTTTTTCAATTTCTTCCTGCATTTCTTCAATTACTTCTTCAACTGAACCGTTTTGAGGCAGCCAGTGTCCGCGAGCAATATCATAGAAGAATTCAGTATTTTCCATAATGCCATTTACGAAGCAATTAGGGCCTGATGGGTCTGTTACAATATCAACAGTAGCTAGATGGAAATCATTTTGAACTTCCATGATACCTTCTTTTGTCTGCTTTACAGAACCCAATCCTCTAGTTGATACGCCGATAAGAACACCTTCGTCCATAAATGTCTTAACGATTTCGCCCATCGGGGTACCGAGAATTTTTGCTTTACCAATAAAATCCGATCCGTCTTTTTTCATTTCAGTGATAAGGTGTGATACTCTATCGCCGTTAATGCTTGGACCGTCTGGGTGACCTAATTCACCAAGAGCTCTTTTAGTAGTAATAAAATCTTTGTTATATCTATTCATTTCGCTTTCAAGAACCGCAGATGGATAAATTCGACCGTTGCGGTTTTTGATGTCACCTTGCATGAAGATACCTTCAATGAAGTAAGACTTAACGCCTGTTTCTTCATTAATCTCCGTAGCAACGTTGCATTCGTCTACAACTTCGGTAATTAATTTCATTTGATCGCCTCTTGTGTTATACTGTTTTATTTATAATATTTTTATTATTAAATTTTAGCGTCGTAATAGTTCTTATTTAACTCACCACGTTCTGTAGTTTCGCCTTTTTTTCTGACCTTAACATAGATCTTCTGAGCATTACCACCGGTGGGTGTGAACGTTCTGATACCAGAGGCGGTTATTCCATTAGCATCTAAATATGTATCTGCTGCTGTTGCTGCATTATCATATTCCCAGATACAGGTATTAGAAACTGCATCTTCAGATCCTAGAACATCCGCCCAAGCCATCTTTATACAGCCTCTTTAGCAAAGCTCAGAATTTCGGCAAAACCTGCTTTGTCTTTCATAGCGGTTTCAGTCATTTTCTTTTTGCTGCCAGAAGACATTTTCTTGAACATCTGGTTTAAAACATCTGCGTCTTCTTTCTTAAGGACCATAGATGAATTATCTTTAAGCTTAACAATACCTTGCTTAAACGTTTCATCTAGAACTTCAACAGACTCTTTTACTGGCTTTTTGCTATCGCTAACAGTACCGCAAGATCCTTCTGTTTTAGCTTTCTTTTTAGCTCTTAGTGCTGCAAAGTCTGCACCATCAATATCACCGTCTTTGTCGTGGTCAAGTTCTTTTTGACCGCCAACCAATGCTTCTTCTAGACTTTCATCTACAGGATCTTTGTCACCTGAGATATTAGCATGAAGTGTTTTCATAGCGTCGTGAGCAGTACCAAGTTTGTTTTGATACCATTCTTCTGGATCACCACCGCCTTT